TTACCGATATCCCCACCACTGCCAGCAACGACATTCATCAATCCCTCAAACGCGGCTACGGTGTTACCCGTAACCGCTTTCTGTTTGCTGAGAGTGGCGAAAGACTTCTGCAAAGACTCAGCACCCACAACCGCGAGTTTCGTATTTGAGGTGAACATGTCCATCGCCTGACTCGCAGCAATGAAACGGTCAGCGGTATTGGCTGCCCCTTCGGTATACATCGGCGCAAATTGAACTGACGCAAACTCTTGCTGTGCCGCAACTGCCGTAGCAACCGCAACTGCCAGACCAGCAGCGGTATACGCCAAACCGCTCATGGCTGCTTTATATAACTTTATGAACCCAGGACCCATAGCAAACAATGCACTGATAGTCCCCAAACCAGCGGCAAGCAAAGGTATTTCAATTAACGACAACTTGTTTATTAACTTAATAAAACCACCGACGGCGCCAATCAACTTCCCTATGTCTTGACGGAAAGCAAAGGTTTCTTTCAGCAGTCCTGCATATCGTCCCCTCAACCGATTCAAGTTGCGATTCTGTCTATTCAACAGATTGTTGAGGCGGTTGTTGTCGTTATTGGTTCGGTTTCGCTCTCGGCTGGATTCGCGTTCTGCCCGTCTACCGCGTTCCCGCTCGTCGTTTAATCTTTCTTCTTCGTCACGAAGACGACGCAAAGCCTCGCGTGTTGCCTCAATCTCCGCTATGTCGGAGTTGACTTCAATATTTATTACTACACGCTCTGGCATGCCTTACTCCGTTGTTAAACGGATAACGAGCGCTCCAGCAGAATCAGCGACTGTTTCGCTTTGCTTCTGCTTCCTGTTTTTCTCTATCCTGTGCTATAACTTTAGCACACGCCAACCTGATAAACCATTCTTCATCCGAACAATCAAGCAACCGTATCGGGTCGGTATGCCAAACCTCACCTAACCTTGCCGCGGTTATGACGCGAGCGTCTTGGACTAATTCGACGAACGCGTCTTCGTAGGGTCCAACGAAGACTCAACGTTTTCCCCATATCCAGCAGCCTCAATGATTGCCACCGCGGCGGACTCAACGTGGGGTTCAACACCAAAAAATGCGGTCACACAGTCTGGATGCGGGCGAGAGGTGTCTGTCATTTCCATGATTTCGGGCGACGCAAAAGTCAACTTGACCCCGCGGGCGTCCTCAACGAATTGGTCGTTAACCAAGATGCCTTTGCAGGTGGCGGCAATAAGTTGGGCAGAAAACTTGAGGGTATCCAAACCCTTCTTGCTGTCTTCGCCAGCGTTTTTGCGCCATGAACGCAACTGATTTTGTGAGATGTTCGGAGAAATACAAATCAAAACACCCGGTCGTTCGGGGACATTGATGTAGATGTCTTCTCGTTCAATCTTCTTTTTAATAACTTTTCGGAGTTGTCCAAGGACGTTGTCCGTTTCGTTATTGGTTTCGTTATCGTCGTTTGAATTGATGATGATGTTGCTCATGGAACGAACACTAGCATGAGATTAGACACCCAAATGCAACAAACCTGTAAAGGTTTTATTTATTATGCCGGGTCAGAACCAACCGACACGGTGGAGATGCTGAAGGTCATCGCAAACGTTGCGGGGGTTCCCGAAGTCGCATCACCGTCAGGCTCGGTCAAACCCACTAGCAGTGCACTCGTGTACTGTCTGTCCGCACCAGGAACCGCAATATCACAGTCAAAAACATGGACATCAACGTTGTATCTGGCACGACCGACAAGTTGACGCAAATCCTGAATTTTCTGCAAAAATGCTTTGTCCTGCGAAACATAACCAGTTACGGTGATGTCGCCAATTTCTGCTGGAGCGCACAAAGTCTCAGGGAACAGGTCTCCACCGTGATACACCTTCTCCACTGCTGCGGTGATTTCGCCACCGCTAACCTGCGTAAAGTAGTCGGGGAAAGTTGGAAGATTCGCGCCTGCAACAGGCTTAATCTTCGCAACAATCTGACGCTGTGTGGCGAGGTTCTTGAAAAGTGTTGGACGAGCCATCTATTCCTCCGTTATTCCAGTGCCGTTGTCAAGTTTGACTTAATGATGTCAACATTGATTTTGTCGCCGATGCTTGATACACGAACACCGACACGAGCCCTGACTAGACCCGTCTCAAGTTGAGCCGCTGAATTGATTGATGCATCACACTTAATTGTGTAACCGTAATCAATCCGCTTACCGAGAGCATCAAACCCCTCGTAGAAACCGCCAGCGATTCTTACGGGCTCAAGAACACCTTGTAGGGCGTTGATGATATTTGCAAAAACCACAGAGCGACCGTCAATGGTGGAGAACACCAACTCGTCAAGTTCTTTCTCTGCCTCAACAATGATGTAGTTGATGACATCTCGTGCGTTGATGAAACGCCACTGTGCTGTGACCGTTGAGTGCGAACGCGCACCGTACACTCGGACACGACCATTTGCGAGACGCAACGGGTTGACCCTGTCCGCCTCCATCGCATCTGCGTCGCTTCTGCTGACAGACAGACTCAAGCCGGAAACGAAGCGAGCCTCGGACGCCACACCTGCGTAAGCCTTCCAAGGACCAGCATCGTTGTGGGTTCGGGAGCGAACAGCGGCAACAAAACCGTCTGGCGGAATGCTGACGGTGGCTGCACCGACAGGAATCTCAATATATGGATGATAGAACGCCACATATTCGTGGTATTCGGTGCCCGTGTAGTTTGTTGATGCTGTGCGCGCCTGCGCCAAAGTCGCACTGCTTGCAAACGAGAGAAGAGCAATACGATTGTTGTTGTATGCGTGGGTACGAATAGCATCATAGAAGCCCGCATCGCTCGCGCCAGTTGCAACACCAGGGATGGAAACCGCGCCAGAACCGAGGTCGGTAGTGAAAAGGCTCAGAGCAGACTGAAAATCTGATTTGGCGATGGCTCCATCTGTTCCAGAAGTGAATGCTGCTGAAGCAGCGGTGGCAAGCAAAGCAGTTGAGTCAGCAGCCGCGGTGAGCGCGGCAGTAAAGTAAGGCGCCGCTGCGGATGAAAAATTGATTGATGTCAGTGCTTCACTAAGACTCGTGAGTCCTGCTGCGGCAAAAATCTCTGCACCGTCGTAGGAAACAGAAATATCAAAGTCGTCGCCATTGTTCGTGACCGCAACAGCCAAACTGTTACCCCAAGTACCTTTTCCGACAGCGGTCAGCGTGATACCCGCGGCGGATGACGGAGCAAGAAGAGCCTTGGATGCGCGGTCAGCCGCAGAAGCGGTTGCTTTTGCGACATAAGCCTCAACGCCGCCCTCTTCAAAGAATGTACGAAGCGTGTAGTAAGTGAAATGTCCTGCGACATGACCACCGAACTTGTCCTCGTAATCCTCAAGAGAGGTAACAAGAACCGCTTTTTGGTCAGTTCCTCTTTCGGTTTGACCGACGACAAAGAACGTTGCCGCTGGCGCCGTTCCCGTATTCACCGCACCTGTGCGGACTGCTGTTGAAATCGTTACTCCGGGCATCCGGTACCCTCCGTCATTGTGTGCAACCCTTGAAAATTGCTGTACTGCGAGTATACATTAGGCTAGTTATCCTAAAACGCAACTCATTAAAATCCACGAAATAATTGTTACGCATCAAGAATTGCTTCTCTCGGGAACTGTTTTGTCTGTGACAACGGGAACTGTCTCACCTTGGACAACAGGAAGGTCTTCTTCCTTGATGTTCGGGGATAATTCTTCGGCGACTTTCGCTTTCTTCCCATTTTTTTTTGGTGGTGTGGGCTGACTCCCGTTCTTGGACAGAATCACGAGTAGTCCTTCATCAGCCAATTCGCTGATTGCGCTGTTTTGTGTAACCCACGCAGTTGTTTTACCCGGCAAAAGGTGACCCTCTGTGGTCACCTGAAGAAAGCCGTTTGTTTCATTCCAAACTTTTACCATGCCTTCTTCACCAACAAATGAAGCATCTAGTTCAATTCTCATTCCTCGTCCTCCCGTAAGTTGACGGTTTCAAGTTCTACGCCATCGTACGCGCCAACTTGTTCTCTGTAAATTATTTCATTTATACTCAAAGTATACCCCAAATACGCTCCAGCCAATACTCTTTCTCCTTTGATGAGCGTCAAATCAGAAAATTCTTCGGAAAGTGTTGACTCGTCTATCCTGACATCACAACCGAACGTTGAATCGTGTCTACTCAGCGATGGTCTATCTAGCAATGAAGAGCGAAGAACAGTCGTAAGTCTGTCTCTCATCAAAGTAACCTGTTCGGAGCCTTCAGTCTTTGTCCACACATATGTTCGCATGTTGTAATTGACCCTATATAGCGGGTCACCTTCGGGTCCGAGCATCAATCGTTCAAAAGAATTCGTAGAAATGGCTACAGTTATTAGAGTCGGCCAGTGGTCAAGGGCAATGGGTTCATATGTCAAGAACAGTTCTGGTGTTGGAAGTTCTCGGTCGTCAAGATTCCACCCCGTTCTGTATCTAGTTATTCTTGTTCTAAAGTCGTTAGTCAGATAATCATTTACATAAAACTTGGCGAACTGCGCACCCTGCATCAACTCGTTATAGGAACTCATGGCAACAACTGACCGTTGGCAACACCGATAGTTCCGTCAACCACATACTTGCCCGTAATCAAAGCCAACTGACTAGCAAAACCTGCAGGCTCGTAAACAAGTTGACGTTTCGGCATCTTGTTCGTGCCGTACTGATGAAACTTTGCGTACTCCACATCGGTTCCAAATTCTGCTGTCGTGTCGTTTATTCTGTTTGCTGGTCCATTCAAATTGCGTAACGAATTAAAAAGTTTCTTGGAACGAACCATGTCTGGTCTGCCAGGAAAATTTCTAGACTTCCACTCTGCGTACTCTGGATTTAGCGGAGCCCATCCCCCAACGGGTAGACCGTGTTGCGCAAAATTTGCTCCATTCATCAAACCTAGTTCCCGTTTAGCCCAACGGAAAACAGGTTTGAAATCGCGAGAGCGTTCAATCATCTGCTCCATTTTGATAATCGCCAATGACGCATTTACATGGATTTTTATGTGGACAGACACGATTAAATCCTAACTCGCCGCCACTTTTTAATTGACATTAGTTCACGCTCCAAAAATCCCGTATCAAGAGGAGCAACATTTCGTGTTTCCAAATCCTTGATACCGACTACATCGTCGTGCATGTTTTGCATTTCTCGTGTTGCCGCTCGCAACACCAGCAACTTGAATGCTTTTATTGACGAACCATCAAGACCCGCAGTGTACTCAATTGTCACTTTGTCATTCGCATAAGCGGTGTACAAATCAATTCCGTATTTCCTGACGACATAGTCTTGGTGCTCTTCTTGTTCTTCGTTAACGTCCGGGTCGTTTGGTCTGTTGATTATCACCGACTCAACCGAAACCACGGGGGAATTCTCCAGATAAATGGTTGGCGGTGGTACCGCAAGGTTTCCTATTTCCCGTGTCGCCCCATCGTCGCCAGCGTCATCGTAATCATACATAAATGAAGTTAACGGAACACCAATGTGATTATTTGGCATCGTATATATGTCTGTGAATTCCTGAACCTCTACGGGTCTGTTGAGAAAAGATTCAAGTTCGCTTTGTAGACCTTCCAAAACATATTCGGCAGCCTGCTCTTGTCGGTTTGAAAACCGAATGTCCATGTAGTTCTGCAACTCAGTAACCGTAACGAGCACGGTTCACCTCCTGATTAACGACGACGAGTACGACGTCCCTCAAGGCGGTTGGCTGCACCCCTTGCAACACGAGCGAGGGCTCTGCGAACACGCCCTACCCTTGGTGCTGTACGGGTTGACGCTGCTGGTCTTCCACCACCCGCACGACGGGGATTACCAGCGGCGCGACCCGCTCTTCGTGCAGTTTGACGAGTTGCATCTCTTCCACGCTCAGCGGCTTGTGCTGCGCGACGACCAGCCAACAGTTCGCGCTGACGTCGACGGTAGTAACGGGCGTTGCCAGGAACTGTTCTTCCACCCACTCGGCGTGGTCTGCGAACGAAACGACCACGACGGACAACATTCCCACGAGTATCAACATCCGTACGGAACTCAATATCCTCGGTCAAATTACGTCGTGGACGTGGCATAGCCCTCCCAAAGTGTCACACTGACTTTACCACAATTTTATTGCCTGTACTCAAACTACCTATCTTCATTGGGCGGGCGCTCAATGAAAGATGACGGCACCTCACCCTCTGTGGGAACTTCCACGGGAACCCACGCCCGCGAATATTCATACTTTTGTAAATTTTTTTTCTTAATCAGGTCTCCCGTTAGTAGTAGTTCCAATTCGTCATCAGACATGGCAAGAATTGCCGCCAAATCGCGTTCCCCATATTTGGCGGAAACAATTATTTTGTTTACAACCGAACTTAGGCGCACGGGATGCACGAATCCACGCGCACGATTCAACCGAACATGTAAAACCATGGCATCAATCTCGTCCACATCATGAAAAACGACAGGAATTGAGTCACCATGCTTTTTGCGAAACCGCTCATCCGTGCACACGACATTCCATCGCTCTGAGCCGTCAATAATTGAATTGTCAGAAACCCGAACAACAATTGGTTGTAGCCATCCCGATTCGGTCAACGATGTTTTCAACAACAACAAGTCGGGTCGCAAAATGCTTGTGGCTCGCCATTCGGGTGGATGAACTGCCGTTTTGGGCAACATTTGAATTTTCATTGGAAATCATCTCCTTGTTCTAATGCTTTCATCCGCATGGTGTGTGCTCTTGTTTTCGGTCCTACGGGTGTTGGGGTTGATTGATGGAACTCGTTCAGCAAAAGGGTGCGTATTAGATATTCAAGAGGAAAACCGAACGGGTCTACCGCACGCTTCTTTCTGAATTTGGATGCAAAAGCCATCGCTTCAATTTTTATTCCTTCGGACAACATGTTGTCATCAATGCATCGTTTGACCCCGTCCCAGTTATCTGAAGCGTAGGAAGCAATAAGCGTCTCAATATCAAAATACTCCCAATAGCGACGCTGTGCATCAATCTGCGGAAAACACCTGACGAGGGCATCATAAAAATCTGGTTCCGTCATAACCACATCGCTCATACGCCTGGCAGCGACAGAATGCAAAGGAATACCAACACGAGAATTACTTCCGCTAACGAGGGCGTAGTCATAGTATTTGCAGTATTCTGCGCCGTGCTCAACAGCGACAAATTTCATTACATCGTCAGCCGTCCAATCGTAAATTATTTTTGCAAATTTCAACGGAATGGATTTTGGTAAGAGAAAAGGCGTGACAATATAATTCTCGTGAAGTTTTTGCACACATGACCTGTAGCGAACCATTGACTCGTTTGCGCGGACACCAGTTATGAATGCCGTCCGTCCTTTCTTGCCCTGCATCGTGTAGTAATCAACAATCTTTGGTGATGGTTGAGAATGGTCAAAACCAAAGTTTTTTCCCGTTATCGCCCACGGCGGAATAGAACGCGTAAGACGACCCTCTTCTTCTCTCTGCTTTGACCACAGCAATAAATATTCGCGCCGACCAAGAACCCACACCTCCTGTGAAGACGGCAGGCAATACCACTCCATGTCAACCCAGGAATAATTGCGAACCGTATTTACAAATTCAATAACAGATGGGCTCACCATTTCTTCATCGCGAAAAATCACTTTTACGGGTCCGAGACTCCGTTCTTCGTGAATTTCTTTGGCGAGATACAGAATCGCGGTTGAGTCCTTCCCACCCGAGAACTGCACACAGACGGTATCAAAGGTGTCGTAGACATGCCGTATTCGTTGTCTCGCGGCATCAACGCACGAAGTGTCCAAAAACATTCGCCGTCTCGCCACACGGCGATACTACTCGTTCTCAAAGATTAGTTGCGGATACTTGTTCCGTCCAACGACCTATCGTCGTCATCATCAAGGCGCTGTTGGGCATCCTCAAAAACCCATTTCCCTGTCAGCGTTTCCCACAATGCTTCGTCCAAAACGGTCGGCTCAAATTCGTACTCTTCCATCAACTGCTTGTGGCGCTGAATGGCTTTTCGGAAAAACTCAACAACCGAACCGTCGGTTGAAAGAGTTCCATTTTTTGCGAGAATAAGTTTTGCAACATCATCAACACGCTTATCCACATGAAATCGGAAACCCGAAATCTTGCGTTTCCGCTCTTCCAAATTCCGCGTGCTTTCGCTAATTCTGTATTCTCCCTCTTCGCCCATATCGGAGAATCGCTCAACCACGCCAGCCAACTGTTTCTCAATGCCAGCAACTTGATAGTTGAGACTGTCCGCCAAAGCCGTCAGGGCACGATGCCAGCGCTCAAGATTCTTGCCCTCGTGGAGAAATTTTACCCCGTCAACATTTGCTCGCTTCTTGACCTCTAGCGCTACGAGTTGGGCAAAATCTTCATCGTTCATACTTGATGTCACTGCGACCTGTCTATTGTTCTTTTGGTGATAATAACCACGTGAGTGGTTTGATTCTTTAATCCTATACAAATTCTCGTTATACATGCTGTTTATCTTCCCCTTGTTGTTATTTGCTCCAAACAGGGCAAATGGTTTTAAAGTGGCACCAACCACAAAGTGTGCTTGGCTTCGCTTCAAAAACGCCCGATTCGCATCGTTCGTCAATCATTGCCCTAGTTGTAACAATCTGTTGTTTGACTCTCTGAATATCGTGTTCTGTTGGAACACAAGAAAGCCTAACCCCTTCTTTTAGGTAGAGCAAGTCCAAGTTGCCTATCGGTTTATTAAACTCGTCGCTTGTCAAAATTGCATAGATAATCAGTTGGTCAAATTTGTCGCCCTGCCACTGTCGGCGAGGCACTTTGCCTGTTTTGTAGTCACCGATATTGACTTTTCCTTGTTCATCTATATCCCAACGGTCAATGATTCCCTTGACCATTACACCGTCAATTGCTCTATTAAATTCGGTTTCCGTACCGTCAAAATTTATTGTTTGAGGGTCTTCCAATTTCCAAACATTTTCTAAACAAAACCATATCTGCCATCGCATATCTCTAATTTCTTCTTGTTTATTACGAACGGTCTGCCCTGCTTCATCTTGAAATTTAGCCCAAATATCACCAGCCAAGTAGCGAGCCATCTGAACAGTGCGCTCGTCGGGATGCAATTTATAGAACACTTCAAGAATCTCGTGAACAATAGTGCCGACCAAAGTAGCGAATGTGGCAGGTTCTTTTATTCCATCAATCCGAGAATATTTATATTTAAGTGGACACTGATGAAATGTGGAAATTGAACTTGCCGATAAGTAATCGGGTGCCTTTAGGGTCAAATTATTCGCCCGTTTCCACCATTGTGCCACCAAATTTAAGTCGTACGATTTCCGCACTGATGATATTCAATTCTTCAGGAGTCATTTCGGAAAGTTTTTTTTGCTTGCCTTTGCTGTGGTCAGACCAAAATGCCTTAACTTGCTTCTTTGCATCATCATCCAAAGATTCAAACATTTCTTTGACCTGTACCGATTGAGACGAGGAAGAAGAAGCGGATTGTGTCGGTGATGCGTCAATCGCCTGCTCCACCTCAAGCGCATCCTCGCTACGAGCAAGATACAAGCCGACGCCGAAAGCCTGCGCCGCCTTTTTCAAAGCATCAGAAATTGCGCCCTTGAACTCGTCACCCAAATCAAGAATTGCTCCCTGCTTGGTGCGCTTGATTTTCTGACCACCAATGCCGTCCCTGACGATGGTGCTGAATTCGCTGAGGAAATACTCAATGCGAACGTGAGCAATCACAAAATCGGGGTCTGTCGGGTCGCGATGACAACTCTGAATGGTCATTGACCACCTGTCAACACCAAGAACTTTGTTCAGTCGGTTGATGACTTCACTGACAGGGATATAAGTAAGATTAACCCCGCCCTTGTTGAGTGAACGCTCCATCTCCTGAGGAAATTGTTCGGAAAGTTGTGCGTAGAGGTTCGTGTTGTTTTCGCTCATCGGATTTGCTCCTTGTGGACGATGATGTTTGTTTTTGCTTCGCCAACTTCGCAGTATTGGTCTGCGTTGATGCCGATTTTTGAAAGTTCTTTGACTCGCCAATATGAGGGTTGAACATAGTCAAGAAGTTTCATTGCTATCTCTTCTGATGTCATAACTACTTCGCCCGTATCCAAATCCACCGACATTTGACCTAGCCTGCGCAAAACCTCACGAGTCAAATCCTCGTGATTCCACGCTTTACGGTCAGAACCAATCTTCTTTTCTACAGCCTGTCCATTGGATGAGGCGGTTGGAATGTCGGGAAGTTTGTCAATAATTTGGGTTGAGTAATCGCCATAAATCAGACCGATTTCAGCCTTGATTTTATGCAACAAGACCAAAGCGTCAACGAGCGACTGAATGTCATCACTTGCAACAATCGCCTTCAGGTGTGAATCCAAGGCAATCATTTGCTTGCGGAAATCTGTCAATGGGGAAATCAGTGATGACTGTTCCCATGCTTCGTACGCTTTATCGGTCATGTCACCCCTTAGATAGTTGGAATCTTCTTACCCAACACTACCGACAAACGGGTCATCGTGTCAAGGCTTGGGGAGAAATGACCATTCTCAATGCGGTTTACCGTTTTGCGGTCAATGCCTGCAAATTCGGCAAGCGTGTCCTGACTGAGTTCAGCCTTGATGCGGTTGTCTTTGCACCAATCGGAAACAATCTTCCTGCTCTTTTTTGAAGCACCGACGAGTTGTGATTTGCTTGGTTTTGGGGTCTTTTGTGTCTTGGTTGCCATTGTGGTATTACCTCCTTTACACAATGATAGTGACTGGTCTCCTTTGCGGCAACCCCAAACCCGTCAAAAACACAAATGCCCCTACAGCCGAATCAACTTGGTCGTCATGGGTCATGGCTTCGGGAAAAGCCGAAAATTCGTCCAGCCAGTCAGTCAACCAGCCACCGCGGACGAGGCGGACATTACCGTTGGCTACGGCAGCCGAGAAAGGTCGTGCTCTTGTGATTTTGTCCCCCGTTGGGCGCTCACCCAATAGGTCATAACCCGGTACCACATATCGGGCGTATTGGTCAATGAGTGCCTTACCCGAAGAGCCAGGTTCTTGCTCCATTCTAATGGGAACCGTCAATCCGTCTTCTTTGGCTGTCTGGGCGATAAAAGCCTCAACCTTGTCGGATTTAGCCCTAATTTTGCGTACATCTATTACATAGGCAATACCCTCGTGGAACATCATTAGTGTCCCCACCGTCCAGTCGGGGTTGGGGTTGCTTGCGTTTGGCTCGGTAGATGCCAAGTCCCAATACCGCACAAAACGAGAAGCATTCTGTATTTGTGGCAATTCCGTGTAATCAATTATTGGAAAATTGGTTCTATCAAACAGGCTTCCTAGCGTGGTCGCCCACCAGTCACCGCTCTCAAGCCTCTTCCGTTCAATCGGGTCAAGGGCGGAAAGAGCCTGACGGTACGACTCGGCATCAATTCCTGGGTTATCCGTCAAAAACGAGGGGACAAACACCCTACCCGAAGACCTACCCTCCACGATAAATCTTTGCCTCACCCAATTCGGAGCAGGGTTGGATGCCGCCCTCATGCGTAGGGGGACTTTGGAAAGTTCGCCACTGGCGGGTCGGCGCAAACGAGAAAACAAATACCGATAATCGGACTCTCTGATTTCGGTGACTTCATCCATTCCAATGAACTGAAATTCCGAGCCCTTGTACCGAAGAAAGTCGTTCGTGTTATTTAAATATCCAAAAGAAATTCGTGCCCCCGACGGGAACGTAGCCACATAACTATTTGCATTCCAATGAATTTCCTCATTGCTGAGACACCAAGATTTAAAACGGTCCATCAACGCACCAGGCAAAGCAAGGTCAGCGTAGGTTTTTCTGAACAAAATCGCAGAATAATTCGGTATGTCAACGAATTGCAGTGCCGACATTAAAAGAGCGGATGACTTACCGCCACCCGCTGCCCCACCGAATAATGCTTCCAAAGCGTAGGAACGAAGAAACACTTTTTGTGTGACGGATGGTGTTTCTGGACAGAACAACGGCTCCTTCGGTTGTAGATAATCGTAAATAGATTTCCAATCAGTCATGTGTTCCCGCAATTTGTTTAGGTTTCAGGCATAATGTACTATGGATTAGCATGCATTTTTGCTAAGGTGACGGCAAATGAACAAGTTCAATTTTCGCAGATTTCTCACCCGAACAAGTGCAGCCAATTCTCTAATGATTTTATTTTTAGTGGGAACATCGGTGGGTGCGGGAATGATTTTACTACCAGCAGGATTTATCGTTGGTGGTATTGCATGTGGTTTGCTCGGCTTTCTGCTTGGGTCTGAATAATGGCGTGGAATAGTCCCTCCAATAAAGGCACTCCCCCCGTAGAGGAGAAAGCGCTAAGTCCTGGCGCGCCAGTTGTTTACGACATAGGAAAAACGGGAAGACCCTATAAAGACGGTTGGGATATTGAGCGTGCTTACCGCGAGGGTCATCAAAAGATTACTTGGGTGTTCCGATGCATAGACGCTATTGCGGGCAATCAAGCACGGCTTCCCATGATGCTCCGTAAGGACAACGACCAACGAGGCGAGAGAATTAAAACTCGTCGACCGATTCTTGAACTGCTCAACTCAAAATCCAACATCGGAGAAAACTCCTTCATCTTCCGCTACAGGTTGTCGGCGCAACTCATGATGAGTACCCGTGGAGTGTTTATTGAAAAAGTAAAAGGTCGTGACGGTCGTCTTATCGGTCTACAACTTCTTCCTCCGCAACACACTGCCCCAATTCCAGATGTCAAAAATTTCGTTGCAGGTTACGAAGTTGACATGCGCAACGGCTTCAAAGCCACACTCAAACCCGAAGATGTTTGTTGGATTCGCCGTCCGCATCCACTTGACCCATATCTTTCCATAACCCCCATGGAATCTGCGGGCATAGCAATTGAACTTGAGAACCTTTCCAAGTTATACAACCGCAACTACATGTTGAATGATGGACGACCCGGCGGGTTGCTCGTCGTCCGTGGTGATATCCAAGAGGACGATAGAGAAGAACTCAGAAATCGCTTTCGCGGAAATCTCACCAAAGTCGGCGGAACAAGCGTTATCGCATCGCAGGACGGGGTTGATTATGTAGATACATCATCTTCTCCTCGCGACGCCGCGTACACAGAAATGAGAAGAATTCAAAAAGAAGAAATTCTTGCCGCTTTCGGTGTTCCAGAATCTGTAATTGGAAATGCTGCAGGAAGAACCTTTTCTAACGCGTCAGAAGAGTTGCGCGTTTTCTGGATGGAAACGATGGTCCCCCATCTTCATACGCTTGCCCGCGCATTGGATGAACTTGACGACAAATACTATGTGGACTTTGATACTTCGGATATTCCAATTCTGATTATCGCCAAACAAGAGCGAGAGCGCTACCACATGGACGAGTTCCAACAGGGTCTTATCTCGCTGAATGAATATCGTGAAGCGACGGGCAAGAAAAAGGTTGAGTCGGAACTTGCCGACTCGTTGCTATCCAACCCGAATCTTACTCCCATTGCAAATACCGAGAAACCATTTAAGACCGACCAACAGCAACCAGTTGACATGGTTGGTGTTGACCAAGGAGCACCCGCAGGTGGCGGTCTACCCCCGATGGAGGGCGCTGCGGAAATGCCACAACCCGCACCGCCGACACCGATTCCCGCGCCAGAGCCCGCAGGAGCAGCGACACAAGCGGCAGCACCCGCGGGAGCGCCAGTACCCGCAGGAGCGCCAGAAACAGGCGCATTACAGCCTCAACAACAATTAAGCGAATGGGAAACCCTTCAGAACGAAATCAACAGAAAGTTTGTTGAAGGTGTGGAAACAAAGGCTGACGAAGACACTAATAGATGGACAGAAATTTTGGACAGGACGCTTGAACGTTTGTTTGAGCGTCAGCAGAGGGTTGTGACCGAGAAGGCTTTCGGTAAGAAGGCTTTGAAAGCGTTAGAGAACGGAACGCTTACCGCCGACATGTTTTTTGATACAAAAGTGTGGAACAAACAGTTGGCTGACGATGTGAAACCCGTGATTCTTGCGATTTGTAACGAGGGCAAAGATTATGTTTCGTCTCGTGCGAACATGCCAGCAGAGGCTGACCAAGAAGAACTTGAGCGTTTGGCTCAGGAACAGATTCAGCGCATGCAACAGGCGAATCAGTCCACATTTGAAGAAATTGCCGCAGCGGTATTGGTTGCGTTGGCTAGTGGCGGAGACGAAGACAAGTCCGCCCTCTTACGAATTGCGCTTGCCGCAATCTTTATCAACTTGTTGAGGAAGCGTCGCCGTGCGATGGCAGAACATGAGGCACAATCAGCGTTCAATGCGGGTGTTTATGTTTCTGGTAAATCTGCTGGCGGATTAACAAAGACTTGGCTGACACGCAAGGATGCCAAGGTTCGCGCATCGCACGCCTTCTTGGAGGGAAAGACAGTGGATTTCGGGGAAGGGTTTGCCGTGAGTGGTTCCATGTTGCGTTTTCCGGGTGACCCTCTCGCTCCACCATCTCTGACCTACAACTGCAGATGTCGCATCCGATTGAGGTTTGAATAGTTCATACGCAACAAAATGACACTTTACTGAAAGTGTTGCATTATAAAAGATGTAAATAGTTTAAAGTTGTAGGGTATGTCTGATGTGATGCAAACCGCCGCCCTTGAAATGACCGAATACAAAGCGTCACAAGGTCAAATCAACATTGACGAAGCACAAGGAATCGTCGAAGCCTTCGTAGCCGGTATCGGCAACAAAGACTCCGTGGGCGACATTATCGTCACGGGTGCATTCGCCGAAAGCCTAAAAAGACGTAAACCGAGAGTGGTTTGGGGTCACGACTGGAATTCACCAATCGGAAAAGTCCTTGATATCTACGAGGTTCCACGCACTGACCAACGCCTGCCAGCAAAGATGCGCAACGCAGGCATCGGCGGACTATATGTTCGCGTGCAATTCAATCTCAAGTCAGAACGGGGAAGACAGGCGTTCGCCGATGTTTCGTTCTTTGGTGAAGAACAAGAGTGGTCAATCGGATACAAAACCCTTGACGCCGACTTTGACCCACAGAGAAATGCGAACGTTTTAAAGAAAGTTGAACTGTACGAGGTTTCTCCCGTGCTTCATGGAGCAAATCAACTAACAGGGACAATCAGTATTAAGGCAGACGAATCTGTCAAGGGCGCTTCGGGTAGTCCATGTTGGGATGGTTACAGACAGGTCGGCATGAAACCTGGCAAGAACGGAAAGATGGTGCCGAATTGTGTTCCGATAGGAGAAAAGGGCGAACAACTAAGAGACCCCAAGGGTGGTCTCACCGCAGCGGGTCGTGCACACTTCAACCGTACCGAAGGTTCAAACCTCAAGCCAGGTGTGAGGGGTCCTGCCGATACGCCTGAGAAGATGCGTCGTAAGGGTTCTTTCCTGACGCGTTTCTTTACAAACCCGAGTGGTCCGATGAAGGACGAAAAGGGACGCCCGAC